TATAAGTAAGCATTATACTGCTCAGTTAAATAAGCTAGATGAGATAAGTAAGGCCAGATTACTGAGAGGAGATTGGGAGTATGATGATAGTAAGGATGCTCTGGTAGAGTATGATGCTATTATAAATATGTTTAGTAATGTAGTACCTACTGGAGATAAGTATATAACTGCAGATATAGCTAGATTTGGTAAGGATAAAACTGTTATATATTTATGGAATGGTCTACAGATAGCAGATATAATTACTATGGATATGAGCAGTATGGTAGATGTAGCTAATAAGATTAGAGATATACAGAATAGAGAGGGTATAAAACTAAGTAATATACTGGTTGATGAGGATGGAGTAGGAGGAGGAGCTAAGGATATACTGAGATGTAAGGGATTTGTAAATAATAGCAGGCCATTAAAGGGAGAAAATTATACTAATTTAAAAACTCAATGCAGTTATAAGTTAGCTGATTTAATAAATAGAGGCCAGATAGGAGTTAGTACTAATAGCATAAAGATTAAAGAGGCTTTAATCCAGGAGTTAGAGCAGATAAGGAGGATTAATATAGATAAGGATGGTAAGCTAGCTATACTGAGTAAAGATAAAATTAAGGATTTAATAGGGCGCTCTCCAGATTACTCAGATGCTTTAATGATGAGGTGCTATTACGAGCTCGGAGTTAGCAGAGGTAAATACTCAGTACGCTAACCTAGTAAATTTACTCTAATTAAATAATAGAGTTTTTTAATAGTATGATACTATAGGGCTTATTTTATTGCTTAGATGTATTTAAAATAGCCCAGATATTAAATAATAATAATTTATATTTATAATAAATGAGAGTAATAAAGTTAAAAGTTAATGATGAGGTTAAAAGTTATAAGCTACCTACTAGCTGGGATGAGGTAAGTTTAGGCCAGTATACTAAATTAATGATAGCAGTAGATAAAAAGGAAAGTACTGAGATAGAGTTAATGGTAAAGAGCCTAGAGGCTTTAGCAGATATACCTGGAGGGCTACTAACTAAAGTACCTATTAAGATGCTTAGAGAGGCTTATAATCATTTAAAAGAGCTAACTAGTATAGTGCCTAATAAAGAATTAACTAGGGTAATAGAGATAGATAGTATAGAGTATGGATTTATACCTAATTTTGATGAGCTAAGTTTAGGAGAGTTTGTAGATTTAGATAACTATCTGCAGGATGGATTTAATAATTTAGATAAGGTATTTGCAGTATTATATAGGCCAGTAGTAAAAAGGGATGGAATTAAATATATTATAGAGGATTATAATTTAGATAATATAGTTAATAGGCGTAAACTCTTTAAGGAGCGTATGAGTATAGATACTTTATATGCTGCTCTGGTTTTTTTTTGCAATATAGGGAGGAAACTCACAGAGAGTACGCTATCCTCTTTGGAGGAGGAGATAAAGAGCCTCAGCATTATAAAGAGCAGGAGGATGCAGGAGATAGTATAGGCAGTAAATACGGTTGGTACTGCTTAATACATAGGATGGCTGGAGGAGATATTTTAAAGATGGATAAGGTGGTAGGATTAAATGTAAATACCTGCCTTAATTTTTTATCATATACTAAGGATTTAGAGTTAAATGAGGAGCTAAATAGAAAATAAAAAGATATGCAAAATAAGAGTAATAATGCTAGTTATAATAATGTAATAGATGCGCTAAAGTGTGTAGCTATTACGCATGGTATGGTTAATAATGTTAGCTCTGGTACAGTTGATGAGGTAGATATATCAGCTAATACTGTCTATCCTTTAGTACATATAGTGCCTGGTAATGTAACTGCAGGAGTGCAGCAAGTTACTTTCGAGTTTAATGTATTAGCTATGGATTTAGTTAAGCTAGATGAGAGTAATGAGCAGCAAGTATTATCTGATACTTTACAGATATTAATAGATACTATAGCTCAGTATAAAAATGGATTACTATTAGGAGTGCAGCAAAATGAGGGAGTATATGGCCAGGCTGATGATAAAGATTTTACGCTAGAGCCTTTTACTGAGAGATTTGATAATGTAGTATCTGGATGGAATTGTAGTTTTAGTATTACAGTACCTGGAATATATTTTGCTTGTAATAATTTTGATGATAAAGCTATTTATAATGATGCTTCTAGTAAATGGATTTGGAGTAATGAAGGAGTTATTAACTGTAGAGAGTTTAGTAATAATCCTAAAGAGAGTAGCCCTACAGTTATGCCTACTGATGAGAATATAGTACCATAACTGCATAGTAAAGTACATAGCTAATACATAGTATAAGTTATTAATAATGAGTAAGTTATAAAGATAATAAAAATAAAAGTGCATAGTATAAAGCATATAACAAGAATGATAGTAATAAAGGATTTATAAAATGGATGTTAAAAATACTGAAAAGGCCTTTATTAAATTCGGAGATAATGTACTGCATAGAGCTAGATTTTATCTTAGTAGGCGTAAGATAAATACTAAATCTAAAACTCTCTCAGATAGCTTAAAGTTTAAGGTTAAAGTTTATCCATCTGGAGCGCTGGAGATGGATTTTAGCGCAGTAGATTATTTTAAAAATGTAGAGGAGGGTAGAAAGCCTGGCAGTATGCCTCCTCCTAGTGCTATAGCTAAATGGATTAATGATAAACCTATAAAACTTAGAGGAGCTAAAGGTAAATTTATTAAAAAAACTCCTGCTAATATAAACTCTGCAGCCTTTGGTATAGCTATGAATATAAAAACCTATGGAATAGAGCCTACATTTTTCTTTAGAGATGCCTTTGCCATGCACCGTAAACGATTAGCTCCAGAGATAATAGAGGCTTATGGTAAAGATAGCGCTAAAATGATGCAGAGTATTTTAGGTAGTGAATATACAAAAACAAAAATAAAATAATATGGCAGTAAGTGTAATACAGTATCCTTTTTATAATCAGATGCCAGCAGGCACTGATTGGATGTATGCTTTAACTAGTACTAATACTACTGGTAATTATAAATTTAAGTTTTTTGTAGATGTATATATAGGCCAGTTTGGTAGCCAGTATATAATTAGGTTAAAATTTTCTCCGAATGCTTTGGGTACTGGTATAATAAATATGAGTGATATTTTTGAGCAGTATGTAAAAACTACTAACTTAGGTAATGCTACTACTGGTAATGAGAGCTCTTTTAAATCAGTAGATAATATAGCAGGCTCAGAGTGCCCTATACACTGTATAGATAAGCAGAGCCTAAATAATGATAGCGCTAGTAAGGCAGTTTTAGGATGGGGAGAGGAGTATAGTACTAATCCTAATGATGCTCCTACTGAGTATATATTTCAAGCTATCTCATTAAATTTAACCTTTTTTAATGGTATGACTTATAATAATGAGCAGGTTAGGACTAGTTTAGGATACGCTTTAGATTTATCTAACTGGGATAATAAAAGTAGATTAATGACTAGTATTATATCTTTATTTTTAACAGATGCTCCTCCTACTGAATTTACTGCAGTAGCTAATCCTACTGCTCAGAGGATAAGAAGTACAGATTATGCTACTTTAGCATTTTTAAACGGTAAATATTCTGCTGGAAATAGTTTCCCTGGTAAGGTAAACGTATCTTTTTATAATGATAGTAATACACTTTTACAAAGTAACCAGATTAATATTAGCGCTGCTAATGGAGGGCACAATGCTACTAACGATTTACTTATAACTGATAGCCATGAATCTTTATTATTTATAGGAGTAGGAGTAGCTAATTTAGCAGGTGCTGGTATTAATCTGCCAGCTAATACTGCATATTATAATATATATTTGCAAGCTAATAACAACGTACCGAACAGTAGAGCTATGAGATATAATATACAAAGTAATGATTGTAAAGGTTATGAAACTATTAGGCTAACCTGGTTAAATAAATATGGCGCTTGGGATTATTATAATTTTACTAAAAAAAGTATAAGGAGTACTAATATAAAGCGTACTAAATATAGTAAAATTAAAGGAGAGTGGAATAAGGATAAATTTATTAAAAATGGATTTGATAGAGGAGCTAGTACTTTAAATATAAATGCAGTAGAAAATATAACTATTAATTCTGATTGGTTTACTACAGATAGTGAGGCTGCTTGGTTAGAGCAGTTATTTATATCTACAGAAGTTTACATATTAGGAGAGTTAATACTTTCAGATACTGCTCCTGCAGAGTATGGTAAATACCTAACTCCAGTAATGATTACTAATAAAGAGTATGTTAAATATACTAGAGCTAATGATAAAGTAGCTCAGTATGAGATAGATATAGAGTATAGTATTAATAAAAGAGTTCATTCTGCCTAATGATTAATCAGCAATTAATAGCATATCCACAGGGTACAGTAGAGCCTTTAATATATCCTACTGGAGAGGTAATTTTAGATATATATGAGGCTGCTCCTATACCTTTAGTATTAGTAGCTGATGATTTTACTAATACCTCTGATAGGGCTGGAGGGTACTCTCTGAGTTTTGATATACCAGGTACTAAAATTAATAATATATTTTTTAATCATATATATAATATTACATCTGATAGTAATTTTAATATACATATAAAAACTGCTATAATATTAAAGGAAGGATTTTTAAATGTTTTTAGTGGTTATTTACAGTTAAATAGTATAGATAATAATATAGATGGTATAAATTATAATATAACTATATTTGATGGTACAGTTAATTTAAAGAGCGCTTTATCTGAGAGAGTTTTTAGAGATTTAGATATGACTGAGCTAGAGCATAATTATAATGGTGCTAATATAGAGGCTAGCTGGAGTGCTGGGCTGCCTTTAATAAATGCTCTCCCTGCTAATAGTTTCGCTGGTGCTGCCGGAGCTACTACTACTACAGTAGTTAAGTATCCTATGGTACAGTGGAATAATAACGCTAGTTATACTAGTAGCGCTATTACTACTAATAATTTAGAGGATTTTTTTAAGCCTTTTGTTAATTTAAAATATGTATTACAGAATATATTAAGAGATATAGGATATACAGTAGATTTTGATTTTATTACTCCTCCTAATTTTGATAATTTATTTGTAGATTTTAATAAAGGCTGGGGAGTAGGAGTTTTTATAGTGCAAAATACTGGAGATATTAATTATCCTGCTACTACTGGAGGTAATAATAATAAATTTGATGGTAATATAATAGAGAATGAAATAGGTATAGATGGTAATTTATATTATAATTTGGGTACTGATGAGTATACCTCTTTAGGTGTATCCTCAGTAACTTTTACTGGTAGATTTGTAATTAAGAGCTCATCTGGAGGAGGTACTGTTTATCTTAATGTAATTAGCGCTACTACTGGTACATCTGTATATACACAGAGTTATTTTAATGTGGCTGCTGGCTCTACTATGAATTTTAATGTTCAGATAAATTATGTAACTGCAGGAGCGTCTTATTATGTAGAATTTGGAGCAGTTAATGCTTTCGTTATGGATAAATCTAGTTTATTAAGAATATCAGTAAGCCCTAGTATACATTATATCCAGGATACTCTAATAGGTTATAAAGGAGATACTAATCAGTGGGAGTTTGTTAAAGATATTATTAATATGTTTAATCTAGTAATAATACCTATAGAAAATAGGATAAATCATGTTAGTATATTACCCTATAATGATTGGATAGATACTGGTAATAAATTAGATTATACTAATAAAATAGATATAACTGATTTAGAATATAAGCCTTTAGAGGGCTTAGCTAAAACTACATTTTTTAAATTTTTAGAGGATGATGGAGATTATATAACAGAGGCTCATAATCATCCTAACGATTGGAGATACTCTCAGACTGTAATACAAAATATAGAGCTATTTGATAATCCGGAGAATACAGTTCAACTCTCTCATATTGCTGCTACTTATTACGGCCCTGCTTATAACGGTAATGTTTTTATACCTAAGATAATGAATAGCGAGTATGAAAGCGACTGGGAGAATAAATTTAGAATACTTTACGATACTGGAGTAACTAATTTAACTACTAGTACTATAGAGGTAAATAATAATTTTGGAGGAGGAGATGTATTTAACTCTTATCTTAGATTTAGTAGTAAGCAGGATGGAGCTAATGGTTTATCATATAATTATGGTATAGTATCTTATGATTATAGTTATCCATGGATAAATAGCTTATATAATACTTTTTGGTTTAGATATATGGATGAGTTATATCATCCAGATACTAGAATAATTACAGTAAATGCTTATTTAACTGCTAAGGATATATATGAGATTAAATTTAATGATATAATTAGGATTAAAAATAGAAATTTTAGAGTTATAAAAATTACTTATAATAATTCTGGCCTTAGTGAGTTAGAATTAATAACTATTAAATACTTATAATGGATTTTAGAATAGGATACAATGTAAAGCCTAAAGAAATTACTAATACTAAAAAGGTTATTTTTGAAAAATATAAAACCGGAGGAGAGGCTGGTAGTTATATAGATGTATTACCTACTAAAAATGAGTGCGAGGCTTATGGATTTATATATACTGGAGGTAAATGTAGAGTTATAATAGATAATACTGAGTTAATACCTTTTAAATCTACTATCCAGGCTGGTAAAAGGAATTACTGTTACGGTATCTCAGATGATAGTATGTTAGTAGGAATAGATAACTCTATACTTAGTAACTCTTATAATAATTTAGTAGTAGGTAATTTTAACTATGTAAATGAGTTAGTAAATAACTCTGCTACTATAGGAGCTAAGGCAGATACTACTGCTACTAACTCTATAGTATTAGGAGGTAATGCTCCTGCAGATAATTTAGGAGAGAGGCAGAGTATTACATTAATGTATGGAGGCACTACTAATAATGATGTATCTACTCCTCTTTATCTTAATAATATTTTAAATAAATATTTTGATATACCTATAAATACTGCTATGATTTTTAATGCTGATATATTAGGACTAAGAGTAGGAGGTACTGGAGCAGGAGCGCTAGGAGATTATGCTAGTTGGATAGAGAGAGGAGTTATAATTAATAAAAATGGAGTAATATCAGTAAGTACTACTAATACTCCTATAGTATCTAATGGTACTACTACTGGATGGCTACCTAGCTCTGCTCTACCTACTAACTCAGAGTTAGTTATAAATGGAGATTTTGCTAAAGGATTAAGTGGATGGGCTGGCAATAGAGATACTACTTTAGCAATAGTAAATAAAAATCAGTTAGATATAAAGAGTGCTAGGGATAAGTATGGTGCTGCATTTTCAAGTGTATCATTTGTAGTAGGTAAGAGTTATGAGATTAAATTAACTGTAGTATCTTGTAATAATGCTAATCATATTAGAGTAGGGACTACTACTAGTGCTGTAGGTTACTCTCAAAATATTTGGCAAAGTGGAGATATAGGTATAGGAAGTTTTAGTACGATATATACTCCTACTACTTATGGTAATTATTTATCAATAGGAGGTAGAAATGATGTTACTACTTTAGTTATTAGTAGCGTATCTGTAAAGGAGGTAATACCTCATACTGGTACTAACTATAATATCAATGTAGTAGGCGCTAAGGATACTAATATAGAGTGGGCTAGTACTATTAGATTTACTCAGATAAAAACTGTAGTAACATTATGATAAAAAATTTAAAAAAAGTAAAAAATAGAATGATAGTAAATTTATCTTATATGAATTTAGTAATTAAGAGCCTAGATACTATAGAGGATAAAAGATTAACAAGTAATAAACTAAATAAAAAATCATGGCTGAAAAGGTTATATTAGAGGTAGAGGTTAAAAGTGGCAAAGCTAGTAAAGATATAAAAAAGGTAGGAGATGGCTCTAAGGCTGCAGCTAAAGAAACTACTCTACTATCTGGAGCTATGGCTGCCTTTAGGACTGGTATGATAGCAGCAAAGGCTACCAGTAAACTATTATTTGGCTCTATAAAAGCAGGATTAATTAGTACTGGATTAGGTGCTTTTGTAGTTATAATAGGCTCTCTATTTAGTATGCTTATGAATACAAAAGCAGGAGCAGAAAAACTAGAGCAAGTAATGGCTGCAGTAGGTGCTGCTATCTCAGTTATTACTGATAGAATAAGCGCAATAGGAGGAGCTATAGTTAAAGTATTTTCTGGAGATTTTGTAGGCGCTGCTAAAGATGTTAAAGGTGCTTTAACTGGTATAGGAGATGAGATAGCAGAGGAGGCTAGCGCTGCTATGAGATTAAAGGAGGAGTTACAAGCCTTAAAAGATGCTACTAGAGAGTTATCTTTAGAAAAGGCTCAGAATAGGCAGGAGATAGAAAAGGCTATGCTAATTACAGTAGATGAAACTAAAACTAATGAGGAGAAACTAGCAGCCTTACAGAGAGCCTTAGAATTAGAAAAGGATGTAACTGAGCAGAGTTTAGCCCTGCAGCAGAGGAGAGTATTAGCTATAGAGGAGGAGGTTAGTTTAGGAGAAAGTTTAGAGGAGGATTTTCAAGCCTTAACAGATGAGAGAATAAGATTAATAGATTTAGAAACTGCATCTATTAAAATGCAGAAGAAAGTAGCTACCCAGGTTTTAGCTTTTGAGAGAAAAATAGAGGCTGAAAAAAATGCAGTAATAAAAGCAGCCTCTGATGCAAGAAAAAAAATAAGAGAGCAGGAGAAAAAAGATGCAGCTAAATTAGCTAAGGAGATATCTGATGCAGATATAGCTATGACTAATAAAACAGTAGCCATCCAGCAGGAGCTATATTATAGAGGATTAGATACTAAGGAGGAGGTAGAGCAGGCTAAATTATTTACTGCTTTACAAAAAGCAGAGAAAGAGGTAGAAAATAGTAAGGCTACTGAGGCAAAAAAAGCAAATGCCTTAATGGCTTTAGCTACTAAATTTGGAGATGATAGGCAGGCTATAGTAGATAAGTATGATGAGCTAGAAGTTACTGCAGAGCAGCTAACTGCAGATAAAGTATTAACTATGCAGCAGGATTTATCTCTTTTATTAATAGAGGATTTAGATAATAGAGCCTTAGCTCAGATAGACCTAGATAGAAAGAGAGAGCTCGCTAGCGTTGATGGTATGGCTAATAGTTCTGATTTAAAAGCAGTTATTAATCAAAAGTATAATTTAAAAGTGCAAGCCCAGGATAAAGCTACATCTGATGCTAAAAGAAAATTTGAGGCTGCAGATTTAGCAGCTATAGGAGGATTATTTGGCCAGGCTGCTAGTATGCAAACAGAGGGTACTGAGGGATGGAAAAAAAATAAAATAGCTGAGGCTAGGATAGGCTCTGTAATGGGCGCTATGAGTGCCTTTAATAGTATGGCCTCTATACCTATAGTAGGAGTACCTTTAGGGATAGCAGCAGCAGTTTTAGCGCTCCAGCAGGGACAAAAGCAAGTAGATGATATTAATGCTACAGAGATACCTAAAATGGCTAGAGGAGGTATGGTAGGAGGCTATGGTAATGGTACTAGTGATAGCGTAAATGCTAGATTATCTAGAGGAGAGGTAGTTATTAACGCTACATCTGCTAAAATGTTTAGAGGCGCTTTAAGTAATATGAATGTAGCAGGAGGAGGAGTAGGTTTTGCTAGTGGAGGAGCTACCTCTATAGATGAGGGAGGAGGTATGCAAAGTATTAGTAATGAGCCAGTTAAAGCGTATGTAATTACTGATGATTTAACTAATAGCCAGGATAAATTAGCCCAAATTAGGAGGAGGAGTAGACTATAATAAGCTAACTTATATTTATAATAAAAGTAAAAAAATGGATATAGTAGAGTTAATTATAGATGAGCAGCATACTAGCCTAGCAATAGATGCAGTTAGCCTGGTAGAGTTTCCTGCAATAGAGAGCGAATGGATTTTTTTAAGTAAGGATACTAAAAATAATTTATCTTTAGCTAAAGTAGATGAGCATAAAAGATTAATAGTAGGAGCAGCATTAATACCTAATAAGCAGATATATAGGAGGGATGAGAACGGCAAAGAATTTTATGTATTTTTTAGCGAGGCTACAGTAAAAAGAGCATCCGAGCTATACCTAATGAATAATAACCAGAGTAGCGCTACTTTAGAGCATACTGATACTATACATGATGTAACTACAGTAGAGAGTTGGATAGTAGAGGATACTAAAAATGATAAGAGTAATATTTATGGCCTAGATTTACCTAAAGGTAGCTGGGTATTATCTATGAAAGTAGAAAATGATAAAGTATGGCAGGATATACTAGATAAAAAAGTTAAGGGATTTAGTATAGAGGGATTTTATATAGATAAATTACAGAGTATATCTAATGAGGAGGTTAATTTTAGAGTTAATCCAGATTGCCCAGATGGATATGAGCATAAGATGCCAGATGGCTCTTGGATGTGTGGTAAGGATAGTATGAATTATGATACAGATAATGAGATATTAAGCGCTTTATCTGAAATATTAGAGTTAGCTAGTTATAAAGATTATCCTAGTAGAGCTATTCTAAACGCTCAGAGAGCTATTATAGAGGATGAGATGAGAGGATTAAATGCTACTAAAATGAGTATTAATATAGGTAAAAAATTAATATCTAGGAGCTATTTAAGTATTACAGATATAAAAAAGATTAATGCCTTTTTAAATAAAACTAAAGGGATGGATACTGGTAAATATTCTGATTTTGGTACTATTACCTATAACCTTTATGGAGGTACTGCTATGTTAAAATGGACTGATAAAATACTGAAAGTACAATAAGTTAAATTAATATATATTTATAACAAAAAACTATACTATAATGGATTTAAAAAACAGAATAAGAGTAGCCCTAGGCTTAGATGCAGAGGTAAAAATGGCAGTTCAAGAGTTATTAATGGATGGTACTATTATAGTATCTACTTTTGATGAGTTAGAGGCTGGAGCAGATGTATCAATTTTAGTTGAGGATGGTACTACTATTTTATTAGCTCCAGGAGAGTACACTTTAGAGGATGGTAGAGGGTTTATAGTGGTAGATGAGGGAGTAATCTCTGAGATGGTAGAGGCAGTAGAGGAGGAGGTAGTAGCAGAGCCAGAAACAGAGGAGGAAGTAGTAGAGGAGGTAGCTGAGGAGGAGGTAGTATTAGAAAAAGAGGCAGCTAGGCAGCCTAAAAAAGTTAAGAGTACTAAGGAGTATGAATTTAGCCAGGAGGAGCTAGTAAATGTAATCTCTAAAGAGGTATCAGATTTATTAGATGGGTATAAATCTCAGTTAGTAGAGCTATCTAAAAAGGTAGAGGAGCTATCTAATGCTCCAGCATCTGATGAGATTAGTTTAAATAAATTCTCTAAAAATGATGGAGGTAATACTATTAGTAAATCTGATATTTTAAAGATGACTGGTAAGGAGAGAGTACGATATAACTTAATGAATATAAATAAATAAATAAATAATTAAATAATTAAAAATTATGGCAGGATTAACAGTAAATAGTAATTACTCAGGAGTACAAGCAGGCGCATATTTTGGAGCATGTATTAAATCTGGTTTAACACTATCAGAGGGTAACATTACATTTTTAGAAAATGTAAAATATAAACAAAATTTAACAGTATTAACTAGTGCAGAGATTATATCTAGAGATACGGATTGTAGTTTTTCTACTGCAGGCTCTCTCGGATTAACCGATAGGGTAATCGAGCCTACTAAGAAAAAATTAAATGTAGAGGTATGTAAGCGTACTTTAGAAACTGACTGGCAGGCAAATGAGATGATTCCAGGAGTAAATAATTCTAATTTTGCAGGAGATTTTACTGCTTTTATGATGGATTATTTAGGCGCTCAAATCGGAGAGAGTGTAGAGGATGATATTTGGAAAGATTTAGAAACTGCTGCTGCTGCAGATATTACTGTAGTAGATGTAGTAGGAGTTGCTTTAACTGAGCTTACTATTATTGCTGAGTTAAAAAAAGTAAGAGATGCTATTCCAGTTAATTGTTATGGTAAGGAAGATTTAACTATCTATTTAGGTACGGCTGCAATTCGTTACTATATTTCTGCTATGAGTGCGTTAGGTTACATGAATTTATATTATGGTGCTGAAATTCCATTAACTTTTGAAGGTATTAAAATAGCTCATGCTCCAGGTATGTCTGCTAATGTTATGATGGCTAGTAGAAAATCTAATTTAATAGCAGCTACAGATTTAATTTCAGATTTTGTAGATATTAGAATAGTTGATATGTCGGCTACTGATGCCTCACAAAATTTGAGAGTTGCTGGTAACTTTAGTATTGGAGCTAATCATGCAGTAGGAGCAGATGTAGTACTATACAAATAATAAATAAAGTATAAGGGAGGTTATTTATAACCTTAGATAACCTCCTTTAACTATTTAATAATAAATAACTTAAAAAAATAATAAAATTATGGCTCAATGTGATTTAACTACCGGGAGGCTCTTGGATTGTAAGGATTCGGTAGGGGGTATACGCTCTATCTTATTACTACCTTTAACAGATTATACTCCTACTTATACTGGTACTATACTAAGTGCCGTAACTGCAGCTACTGCTTTTAGATATGATTTACCAAAATCTACTGGATTATTTTCAGAAGGAATTACGATTAGTACTGAAAATGGTACTGTTTTTTATGAGGATACTTTAACTATAAAATTACATAAGCTAGATAATGCTATGAGAGATGAGTTAAAATTAATTGCTCAGACTAGAATGGTATGCTTTGTATTAGATAATAATAATAATCAGTGGGCTATGGGAGAGGTTTTAGGCGCTGAGCTAACTGCTGCTACTAGTGCTACCGGTACAAGTTTAGGTGATATGTACGGTTATGAATTAACAATAATGAGCCAAGAGAGAGAGCCTATGCGTAACGCTGGTACATATACTACTAATCCCTGGGATAATGTAACTGGATTAACAGTATCTCCTGCTTATTAATCATATTTAAGTAAATATTAAATTATATTAGAGGGTATATCTTAGGGTATATCCTCTTTTTTTTTACTAATTAGGATAGTTTTATATTTATAATAAACTAATAACATATTAATAATGAGATATAAATTAAAAGATAAGTATAAAAGTGTTAGTATAGCTCCATCTGGTAAAACTATAGTACTAGAATTTTTAAACCAGGCTCAGATTAAGCTAGTAATTAAAGCAGGATACTCTGAGTATTTTGAGGAGGTAAGCAGTAAGGCTAAAAAATCTAAGTAATGTGGACTTTAAAAACTGCTTATAGGGAGGATTGGCCTCAGTTTTTAACATGGAAACAAGATGAGATAATAGCGCTACTATCTTTAAGAGGAGGATTTATAGATAAAGGTATAGATGGAGATGCTAATATGTTTACTATTATGTTTGAATATACAAAAGCTAAATAATGATATATATAAAAGCAGATAATACTAATCCTAATACCTTTAACACTAATATAATATACTCTATTTTATTAGATAATCATATAAATACTACTCAACCTCCTATTAATTGGAGTTTTTTATTAGAGTTTACTAATGATTTTACTAAAGAAATATTTTATCAGATAATGATTTTACACGATAGCGCTCTTAGGTATAATAGGAATATGGTAGCCTATCCTATAGCTGCTAGTATAGGAGGAGTAGGTAATGGATTAAAGCAATATATAGCTTTTGATAATACTGGATATTATAGCTATAAAATATACTACCAGAATAGTCTAACTAACCTAAAACCTAAAAGTATAGTAGGTACTACTGAGCCAGTACAAGTAGGTAAGGCTTTAGTATATACTGATGATACAGAGGTAAGTTATAAATCTCAAGCTACTGGTAATCCTATAAACTTTATCTATGTACCTTAATAAAAAATAATAAAAATGATAAAAATACTCTGTAATATATTAAAAAAGATATCTTTTGGTAAAGTTTGCTTAGGATACTGCTCCTGCAATAAAAATTAAATAAAAAATCATGGCTAAATCTAAAAAGAATAAAAAAACTACTGCTCCTAGTGGTGCTTATGTATCTCCATTAAGAGAGGTATATTTAAGCCAGGTAATAACTCCTAAAGCCTATGAGGCTACTGGAGATGGTTGGATTAATTACGGTATTAATGCTCCTTATAAAAATTTATATCCTCAGTTTTTAATTTCTATGTATGATAACTCAGCTACTCATAGAGCTATTACTGATAGCGCTAGTACTATGATAGCAGGTAAAGGGATACTAATAGAGCCTAATGGAGATATAGAGGCTACTAGTAAGTTAAATTTACTCCTAAAAAGCATAAACTCTAAGGAAAGTATAGAGGAGCTATTAGGTAAAGTAGCTAAAGATTTATATTTGCAGGGAGCTATAGCTCTTAATATTATTTATTCTAAGGATAAAAAAAATGTAGTTAGTATTACTCATGTACCAGTAGAAAAGATAAGAATAGGAGTACCTAATAGTAATGGAGTAGTAGAGGAGTACTGGATTAGTGCTGACTGG